GACGGATTTAAGCTATCAAAATACTGATACTGGAACGTAACCTGAAATCTTTCGATCTCATCATTTGATCCATAGTTCAGATCGATTGGGCTTAGATCAGTTGGGAATGCACCGCGGAAAATGTATTCCTTAAGTGAACTTCCATCTCTATCCAATTGTTCTACTCTTAAGTCTGCTTCGTAATCAATTGGTGAAGTTAGACCGGTATTTGCACTATGTGCATTCATACCGTTCATCCAACGCTCAACTGAATTCCGAACTGCAAAGTCGGTGTCATTAATGATAGTAACTGTCCATTCTGCGAATGTACGATCACCGGCCATTTTTAACTGACGTCCGCGAAATGGTACTACAATAATACCCATTGTAGATCCTGGAAGTTGCGCCGTTTCGCAAAGGAAAGACGTTAATTCAGGATCACCATTTGCATAACCCGGAAAGTTAATAGTAGCTTTGAATAGATTAGGTCTAGCGCCACCACCTCTGAGTTTGGACTTAAAATCATCAACTCCTAATATTGCCATTTTATTATCTCCTTAGCGCTATTAAACTGTGCCTACGACTTCTTCGAAGTCGACGCCAGTTCTAACTGCCACAAAGTTCAAAGTGACATAGTTGATGGAACGTGCCGGCTTGATGAAGATGTTGGCGATGAACTCATTACGGTCAATTACTGCTGCTGTATTGTTTGTTTCGTCACAAACGACACGGAAATCAGTAATACCACGTCTGCCTTTTACTTCTCTTAATACTGGCTCTACGATGTTAACAAATTCTGCTCTTGTAAATTCATCATTGAATTCGAACATAACTTGCTCTGCTGCTCTACTAATTGCTCTTTCGAGTACCAAGAAGAGACGACGTACGTTAATACGATCGAATGCAGATGGTCTGCTTAAGCCTGTCTTATCACCGAATAAGATAACACCCTGACCTGGGATATTAGCAATCGGATTAACACCTGCTTTATACAAAGTATCTCTCTGAGCCTTTGTAGGGGTATATGCGATTGAAGTAATACCTAAATACTGACCTCTTCTAGAACCAGCAGGAGAGAACCATGGAGCACGATTAAGATCCGTTGCCGCCATAATACCAGCTGTTGAAGAAGATGCAGGAATAAAGATATACTGATCGTTATATTTGTCATATACCTTAAGGTAGTTATTATCATTTACCACGTATGAACTATTAGTAAATGTATCAATTGTTGAAACCACATTTGTTACAGCAGTTGCTGCAGAGTTAACGTTAACCACATCGTTTCTAGCAGGAGAAGCAACTGCAATGCAATCTTTTCTAGCAATTGCTGTTGAAATAAGGTCGTTAACGACTGTAGTTTGATCTGTTCTAATAGTCATACCAGGGGCAATAAGGAAATCTACCTCTACGATATCTTTATCTTCGAAAAGATCATATCCACTTAAAAATTCTGCAGTTCCTAGTACGCCAGAGTTAGCACCTCCGCCAAAATCGTAATTTGTAGCTGCAGTTAATCCATTGCTAAAGTTATCCCCACTGTCGGCAGTAGTACCAGCTCCAGCAGATGCATTAGAGAAATCAGAATCGAATCCTGCTAACCATACATACTGCGATCTTTCATTAATAACATCTTTTACGTAATTGGTTTCACCTTGTAAACCTTTTGCGTTAGATGCTAATGAAAGAAACGGAAATGTTTCTAATACTGAACCAGGTGTACCGGTAAATTTACCATTTTTATCGATAACCACTGCATGGATCTCATCATTCGATGCAGAAAGTTGCTGTGCGAAAAAGCTAGTTGAAGGTACTCTATCAAAATTTGAAGAATATGCCCATGCGTTAAATGCTGTAGAATTAGCAGGACAGACAGAAACTCTAAGTGAGTTGCCTAACTCACCTGGATATTTTGCTAAGAACGTATGGCTGTCTGAGTCTAGAGCAGCTTTTTGTGTATCGAAATCAGCAGCATTATTAATTTTTTCTAATGGTAGAGATCCACCACTATCAGATGCTAATTGACCCGTTGTTGAACGAGCGTTATAACATGCAGAAGTTGCTTCTCTTACTACTTGTAG